CTCATATGTGGATCATAGTTTCTAAAATCAAATTCTAATTCACCACCTTGGTATTCTGAACCATCTGTTAATTGACAAGTCATAGATAGTTTTCTAATCTTACCATTATCAGGATCTCCTTCTTTTTTTTGATAAGGTTTATCCCAACTATCACAATGCCAATCATAGTATTGATTTAATTTATATTTTGTAAATTGACAAGATTCAGATCTTTCCCAATCAAAATTCCAACCAGCGTTTCTATTAGCTTGATGAACATATGGATGTAATTCTTTATATATCCAAGTATCATTAAGCCATACTAAATCAGAGTTTCTTTTTCTTTTTAAATCTAATACTTCTTCTTTTTTTAATTTTCTATCACCATAGCCACCTGTTCTAGCCATAATTTCTTTTTGTGATTTAGCATATTCTATAACATCATTACAAAATTTAGGTGTAAGAACACCACTAAAATACCAATAGTAATTAGATATATTCATAAGTTATTGTTTGTACAAAGTTTAAACTATCCTTTTGATTATTGGTTAAGTAATACATATTAGTTGATGGAAACATTATGAACATATTATCTTTAAGTGGTATATCCCAAGATCTACCTTTACGTCTGTTGTCTTCATAATGTATTCGAACCATACATTCTTTGACTTTTACACCATATAGTAAAGTATAATCTGGTGAGTTACGTAAATCTACGGGGTCTATATTTAATAATGGAATTGTAGTCTCGCTGGGTTTATAGATATTACCCCACGTTTCTTTGTTAACTAAAGTAAAACCATATTTGACATTAATATGCTCTCGCATATAAGTGCTTAACATATCAAATGTTCGTGAAAACGGAAAATCTTTGTTTTGAATTACTGATTGTAAAATATCGCCTGATAATTTATCTCGGTCAATGTCCCAATCTTTAGGCATTGCCACATCACCATGATATAGAGCTTGCTCTGTTAATACTTTCTTTTGCATACCACCACCATTTTTAATTTATGCTAATCGATCTGTCAAGTCCCAAGTCTGTCCAGCTTCATTCCAATCATAACCCCAAGAATGAGTGTTAGCTGTATTTTGTGATTCTTGCTCTGCAGTTAATGCAGGAGCATCACCGATTGGTGATTTCCAAGATGCAGTTGTAGTATCTTTTACCCAAGATGCAAAAGGTGATTTAGGCCAAAAGATATTATTATCTTCGTCCCAAGTATAACCTATGCCTGCATAGTTTCCTCTAAATGCTTTTGAATCATCACCAGATGAGTGTTTGTTACTAGATGTATTGTAAGATGTTTGAATCCACATTTGTGCAGGCCAGTTGTTATGTCTTTCTAACCACTGTTGACCTACTGTTTCATCTTCAACACCATCAGCGTTTAACATCTTATCATTGTCCATTGTAAGAACAGCAATAACTTTTCCGTTAGCTCCTAGTTTTGCAAAATGTGCCATAATGTTTCTCCTTATATATTAATTTTAATTACCATTCAACTATTGAAATTTATACCTTATTATAACAATTCCAGAACCACCAGTTCCACCGTCTGTATTAGATGCACCACCGCCGCCTCCACCACCAGTGTTATCTGTTCCGTTTCCTCCAGCTCCTGGTGCGCCTGCATCATCTGTTCCACCTACTCCACCACCCCCAGGTCCAGCTGCACCCGCTGAAATTCCACCACCACCTCCAGCTCTAACAGTTGGAGTTCCGTTAATTGAAGACGTTGCTCCTGCGCCACCAGCTTTTGGACCTGAAGCGTTTTGTCCTACTGCAGTAGCACCACCGCCACCACCTGTTCTAGATGGTCCAGTAGCCGAACTACCACCATTATTACCTTGAGGTGGATTTACAGGAGGTGTATTTCCTGTTCCACCCGTTCCACACGAAGGAGATACCCCAGGATTAACTCCAGCTCCACCACCTGATCCTCCAGGACCACCATTTTGTGGAACAGCTCTATTACCACCGCCACCACCAGCAGATGTTATTGTTGAAAAAGTTGATGGAGTTCCAGTGCCTCCTAGTCCAGGACTGTAAGGAGGTGTATTGTCAGCAGGTCCGCCTCCTCCTACTTGTATTGAATAACCTTGAACTGATACTGGTAAAGCTACTGCAGGAGAAGTTCCTAATGGTGAGACTGAATAACAGCCAGAAGCTGCTCCAGGAGATTCTCTGTAACCTCCAGCTCCGCCACCACCACCTCTATCATGAACTGAACCTCCCCCTCCAGCTACTACTAAATAATCTACTGTATTTGAACCTGCTGCATTTCCTGCATTTGATACACAAAATGTGCCTGGACCTGTAAATGTATGAACTTTAAAATTCGTGCAAACTGTAGTTATTGTTCCACCTGTGGCTGCAATAAATGAAGTTGTTGGTGCTTCTGATTGTAAACCTGAATCTGTTACTAACCAACCTTGTGTTGAATCTATAAAAACTAATGTAACTGCAATACCCTCTACATCTAAAGTTGCATTAACTGTTGAACCACCAATTTTATCAGAACCATTTTGAACTAATGTTAAATTGTGAGTATCAAATGAATTTAAATAATCTTTAAATGCCACCACTGCTCCCGCAGTTCCTGCTGGTAGATTAACTGATACTGCACCACTACTTGTATCTACAAAATATCCTTCACCAGCTACTGCTGTAAAACCTGATGTCTTAACTGTTGTTGTCCAAGAAGCCGAACCTGTTGCACCAAAGTTTGTCGCCGTTCCTTGGTTATTAATTGTTGCACCACTAGGAATTGTGAACGTATCGCCACTATCACCTAGAGTTACTGTTGTTCCGGATCGTGGACTAATTTTATTTACTTTTACTTCACTCATAATTTACCTATTGAAATTTATACCTTATTATTACTATACCAGATCCACCAGCGCCACCATCACTTCCTGGTGTTGCATATCCACCTCCACCACCGCCACCAGTGTTATCTGTTCCATTTGCACCTACTGGTCCTCCACAAGAACCTGCTCCACCACCACCTGTTCCACCTGCTCCACCACCAGATTGACCATAAGAAGTTCCTCCGGCTCCACCTCCACCACCATAAGCTACTGGAGAGGCTGTAATATTTGTTGTTGCTCCATCACCACCTTTACCATTAGAAGAGTTATAAGCAGATCCCGCTGCTGTAGAACCTCCTCCACCACCACCGTGATAAGCGGGAGATTGTGGAGCACCAACACCACCAGGTTGTCCTTGAGCAGGAGTTGTAGGAGGTGTATTACCAGCTCCTCCTGCATTATGACTTGGGTTATATGTTCCTCCACCACCAGATCCACCCGAACCACCAGGACCATTTGATTGTGCAGCTCCTATTCCACCACCTGCTGAAACAATTGTAGAAAAAATTGAATTAGCACCTATTGTTCCAGGATTACAACCGGCAGGACCTTTAGCACCACCTGCACCTACTGTTATTGGAAAAGCTGTAGCTGTAACTGTAATTACATTTGCTGGAGTTCCAGCTCCACATAATGGGCTTGCGGTATAAGGAGTTACTGGAGATTTAGTTTCTCTAAATCCTCCTGCACCACCTCCACCTCCGTGATTTGATCCACCACCACCTCCGCCTGCTACCACTAAATAAGAAACTACATTATTTGCTGCAGCAGCTGCTGTAGCTGAAACTGTAAAAGTTCCAGGACCTGTAAAAGTATGAATTTTGTCATCTCCTGAAGTTGATTCAGTACCACCACTTGCTGCTATAAAAGCACTAGCTCTAACATTAGAAGTTGAATCCATTGTGTTAATCCAACCTTGTGTTCCATCTACATACACTAAAGTTATTGATTGACCTTCTGTAGTTAAAATTACATTGGCATTTGTTGAACCAATTTTATCTGTTCCGTTTGGTACAATTGTTAAATTATTTGTTTGAAAAGTTGCTGAATAATCTGCAACAGACACTATTGCTCCAGCGACACCTGCTGGTAAATTCATATTAAATGCAGTGCTTGATGTGTCAGCAAAATAACCTTCTCCTGATACTGCAGTGAATGTTGCTGTCTTTGGAGTTGTCTGCCAATCAACTGTACCTGTTCTACCAAAACCTGTCTGTGTTGCACCACTTGCTAAAGCAACGGTACCACCACAACGACCTAATGTAACTGCAGAGCCATCTACAACAATGGGATTACTTGCTCCTGATCCGATTGTAGTAGTTGTTCCACATTTTTTGATGATGTTTGAATCATCTGAAACTTTATTTATATTATCTACTTTAATTTTACTTGTCATAATTATTGAATTTTATACCTTATTATTACTATTCCAGAACCACCATTTTTTCCACCTTGATTATCACCCATTACACCACCGCCACCACCTCCAGTATTGGCTGTTCCATTTGTGGCTCCACTAGGAGATGGATAAGGTCCAAAAGTTCCTTGACCTCCACCGCCAGTTCCACCAGCATTTCCAGGAGCTGTACCACCGCACCAACCTCCTCCGCCACCACCACCAGCAAAAGCTGTTGGACTTCCATTAATAGACGTTGTTGCTCCAGTTCCTTTTGTAGGAGCATCTGGGTTTCCTCCCGGAGTGCTAACTGCACTATATCCTACTACAGTTGCTCCACCACCCTGTCCTCCACCATAACCACCTGGAGCTCCTCCACCACCTGGAAATCCTTGATTAGGAGTTACGGGAGGTGTATTTCCTGCTCCAAGAGCACCACCTCCACCGGGACCACCGCCCCCTCCTCCACCAGAGCCACCAGCTCCAGCAGCGCTTCCTGTATTTGGTGCACTTCCTGGTCCTGATTTACCACCAAAACCACCGCCAGCAGATGTTTTACTAAAAGCACTTGAATTAACTCCTACTGTTCCATTATTATGAACTGTTCCACCAGCTCCGCCACCTCCAACTACAATTGGAAAAGCTGTTGCTGTGACTGTAACTCTATTTGGAGCAGTTGGTTGACCATCTAAAGGACTAGCAGTATATGGTGTTACTGGAGATTTTACTTCTCTAAAACCACCTGCGCCTCCACCACCAGATCCTCCTGGACCACCTGGATTTTGTGTACTACCGGCTCCACCACCACCTCCAACTATCATATAAGAAATTTCATTATTTGCAGAAACAGCTGAAACTGCAGAAACACAAAAAGTTCCTGGTGCTGTAAATGTATGAACTTTACACGCTCCACAATTAACAGTGGTTATTGTTCCGCCTGTTGCTGTTATAAAAGATTGAGCTACTTCTGTGTCTTCTGCATTTTGAACATTAACCCAACCTTTTGTAGAATCAACATAAACTAAAGTTATAGCTTGACCATTAACATCTAATGTTAAATTTCCTGCTACTCCTCCTATTTTTTCAGAACCATTAGGAGAAATTACAAAATTATGTGTATTAAAATTTCTAGCATAATCAGAAAAAGCTACAATTGCTCCTGCTGATCCTGCTGGTAAATTTGCTGTTATAGAACCGCTTGAATTTATAAAATATCCTTCACCATTAACAGCTGTAAAAGTTGATGTTTTTGGAGTTGTTTGCCAATTAACAGATCCACTTCTTCCAAAACCAGATTGACTAGCACCTGTTCCTAATACTACAGTATCACCAGACTCACCTAGTGTTAAAGTAGTTCCGCATTGTGGTGCAACTGTGTTTACTTCTATTTTACTCATTATACTATTACCAACGTTCCTGTTACTGTTATGGTTGCGGGAATAGTGATAGGTCCTGCAAGAACTGCACTTTCAATTGTCTGCGTACCATCGATGGTTTGCGCTTGATTTTTTATAAATTCATCGGGAGCGTATTGCCCTCCAATGTATTGGATTCCATTTATTACTGCCGTCATAATTCCTCCTAAGAACTAATTGTGTCGATGTAAGATAAAACAACATCTAGTGAACTTGCTGTATC